GGTAAAGTTCAAGAAACAGAAAACCTTTACTGTGCACCAGATGAAATTGATGACGTTATGTACACAATGTCTGAGCAGTACGGATATGCAGAGGCATATGACACAATGGACACTCACTGCTGTGAGTATGGTGAAAGACCTCTTTCACTTGGAGAAAGAAGATATTTCTAATTATTACAGGGATCCACAGTTGATCTCTTTTTCCTTTATAATAAGGACATACACCACAAAACAAATTTCAAAATTATGTTACCACAAGTTCAAAGAATTTCAGAAAGAATACTCAAAGTAGACAACTTTGAAAATGTTGCCCACGTTTGTTGCGATTGGGAAGAGTTCGTTTTCGAGGTTGCAGAGTGGGGAGTAGACCATATATGCGGAGTTGATTTTGATGACCTATCAGATGAGGCAATCAAAGAGTTAGACACATTTATTGCTTCATTCGGTTGTTCACCAACTGATCCGCACCCTTGCTCAAAGTATGCAGACCCTATCTTTGCGTAATATGAAAAACCTACACATTGAACACCCAGAAGATACGATCCTCACAGGGGATCTATCTGTTCTTGATGCTTTCGCAAACGGAATGAAAAACTCTTATTCCGTGAAGATAGACGGATCACCCGCAATTATTTGGGGAACTAACCCAGAGAATGGAAAGTTTTTTGTTGGCACGAAGTCCGTATTTAATAAGAGAACCCCGAAGGTTAATTATACTGTACAGGACATTGAACGCAATCACCCTGACTTCAATTTGCAATCAATCTTAATACGTTGTTTGCATTGTCTACCCCGTAGAGAGGAAGTTCCGTTCTCAGTGTTTCAAGGTGATTTTATTGGGTTCGGAGGTTATAGAGATTACAAACCTAACGCAATCAGTTATACATTTAATGAAGTGATGCACGGAGGAGTTGTTGTTGCTCCGCATACCTATTATACAGGGAACACACTCAAGGACATGAACGCAAAACCTTTGAGTTTTGCTCTCTTGTCTGGTCGTGGTGCAGACTTCATTCAACCTGATGCGTGGTTATCTGAGTTGGGTGCAGATAAGGACATCTCTCAGTTAATCGGTTTTGCTCGTCAGATGGCAACACTTGTGGACTTCGCAACACCTACCGAAGAGAAACTTTTAAAGAAGGATTTAAATGCATACATTCGTGATGGTGACGAAGTGGTTGCGGAGGAGTTTGCTAACTATCAGTTGGTTAGGTTGTGGTTGTTGGTTAAGGATATTAAAGAACAGTTTATGTACAGAATGAGAGACAATTTTGATGCGGAGTGCTTCATAGGTAATGAATACATCTCAGGAGAAGGGTACGTCATGGCAGGGGATCACGGAGTTTATAAGTTGGTAGACAGAGAGGTCTTTAGTCATTATAACTTTAATATCATTCGTTCGTGAATACAGCAGTTATGGGGGTTTATACCCCCGTTTTTAAAAATGCGGTGGGAACCTAACCTACAAAGTGTTACGGAAGCGAGATAAATGTTGCATTTTATATACAAAAATTTTCTCAATAATATATAAACTGAAAAAGGAAAATGAAATCCATCTACATGAAAAAAAATCCCGCAGAAATTTTTACCACCATAGAGACTGATCCGAACACTGGGGAATACTATACTATCATACCAGAATGGATAATGAATGACATGAATTGGTATGAGGGAACTGAGCTTCGATTTAATATTGATACAGAAGAAGTAATCATTACAGAAAAGGATGACTAAAAAGAAAGAAGAACGTGAGTATGCAAAAGACCGTATGGAATACTTTCGAGAGTTTCATCGTGTAATCGCACCAGTAGTTGTTTTAAGAAAAGACAAATGAAAAACTATCACATCTACTTAAACGATAAATGTCTGTTTAAGAATTTAAATCAAGAGGAGTTTGATATAATTTGGGGAAAAATATATTATTCATATTTTAAAGAAGAACTCACATACGTTGAATGTATAGATGATGCTTGCATTCAAGGTAAAGTCGAAGAACACTCTTATTGACAACGTATAGATAATAGTGTATTATATAATTATAATTGAACATTAGTATGGCGAAAGGATTTACTGTTAAATCAGCAGCTGCAAAAGCAAAGAAAGAAGCAAAAGCACCAGAATGGGATTACGATAAAGCAAAAAGAATGATAGCAGGTAAGACAGTAGTATTCTGTTTGCCAGGTCGAGGAGTATCATATACATTTCTAAAGAACTTTGTGACACTATGCTTTGACTTAGTTCAAAACAAAGCAAGTATTCAAATATCACAAGATTATTCATCAATGGTAAATTTTGCCCGATGTAAGTGTCTTGGTGCAAATGTTCTTCGAGGTCCTGACCAGTTACCTTGGGATGGTAAGTTAAAGTATGATTATCAGTTATGGATCGACTCAGATATTGTTTTTAATGTAGAGAAGTTTTATCAACTTGTATTAATGGACGAAAAGATTGCATCAGGTTGGTATTGTACAGAAGATGGTAAAACTACATCAGTTGCACACTGGTTAGATGAAGATGACTTCAAAGGTAATGGTGGAGTAATGAACCATGAGACTTTAGATTCCATCGCAAAAAGAAAGAAACCATTCACAGTGGACTATGCAGGTTTCGGATGGTTACTTATCAAGCATGGTGTATTTGAAGATGAAGGTATTAAGTATCCTTGGTTTGCTCCGAAGATGCAAATATTTGAGTCTGGAGCAGTTCAAGATATGTGCGGAGAAGATGTCTCATTTTGCCTTGATGCAAAGGAGGCAGGTTTCCGTATTATGTGCGACCCACGTATTCGAGTAGGACATGAAAAAACCAGAGTTATATAGTATCTCTTATAAAGGAAAGGTTCTTCATGAGAATCTTTCAAGAGATGAGTATTTTGAGAAGATGCAGGACTTAGCAGATGAGTTCTTTAAGAATGGTACACCGCATCCGCTCGAACTTGACACAGACGTAAAAAATGTACCAGAAGACTTTAAAATTGAAGACTATCAGTAATGGCAAAAACATTTAACACAGGAAATTCAATCGAATCTCGTCCGAAAAAAACTCGGCAAGGAAGTGGAAAACACACGAAATACTCGGCAACACCCCGTAACTCGGCTCGTAAAAGACCTAGAGGGCAGGGAAAATAAGTGGCTTGTTTGATTGCGAACCTACCTTCTTATGAAGTATGGGTAAGAAAAGAATATTTGACCGATCATAAGAGTGGTCATGGTGAATTTGTAAAAGGAGTCTGGGTTTCTGCAAAGAGTATTCCTGGCCGTGCGTTTTATTTTGAAACTTATCTGCCAGATTATGCTGCAATGTTTGATAAGTTACCAATAAGCGCTTTTCTCTCCTCTCCTGAGATACCAGACCCAGATATGACACTTCATAATCTACAGTTTTGGAACTGTATGGACTATGGAGTCGTTGCAGTGCAGAAACAATTCATCGGTTCAATGCACTATGAGGTCTATACAAGAGACTTTGGAACGCAAACAGGCACATATATTTGCACTTTAGACAATTATCATCAAGATGTAGACGCTGTAGACTACTCAACGAGTGAACAACCAGCGGAACATAAGAGTCATAACCTGTTAGAATTGGATAATGGACAGTTTTGTCTCTATCCGAACAACAGAATGAGGATATATGACAACAGTATCACTCCTGAGACACCTAAGATTCCCGATTTTAAGGTTTCAACTGTGTATTATCAGGTGGAAAATGGTCATGACCGTGATGGATTGGGTTCAGAAGAGAATTATTTTTGGAAAACAGCAAAAGAACGTAAAGAAACTAACGATAGAAAACCATTTGAACCAGAATTGGGATGAAAAACGTAAAAAATGCTCATATGGGTACACATTTACTTGTTGAAGTGTATAATGTACCCTTTGAAAAATTAAATGATAGGGATAAAATCGAACAAGTGTGCGTTGATGCCTGTAAAATTGAAGGAGTCAAGGTTTTAAACACTTATTCGCACCAATTTGACCCCTATGGAGTGTCTGTGACTCTAAGTTTAGCAGAAAGTCACCTTTCATGTCATACTTGGCCAGAAAAAAACTGTGTTGCGTTCGATATTTTCACTTGTGGAGCGAAAAATCCACGTTCAGTTGCTTGGTGGGTGCTTGAATACTTTGACTCTGATGATTATGTAATGAAAGATTATGCAAGATAGGGTATAAATAAAACTAAAAGCATTAATAATGGCGAAGCCACGCAAATCTAAAGCATTTAAGGATATAAGTTTGTCTTTTGACCCACATCCAGTGACAAAAGACCTTCCTGTGCTTTCAAATGAGCGAGCAATAGTGAGATCAGTGAGAAATTTGGTCGAAACAATACCTACAGAAAGATTTTTTGACTCTCTTATAGGTACAAACATCAGAGAATCATTATTTGAGAACTTTTCTCGATCAACTGTAATGTTGATTGAAGATCAAGTTCGTGAAACTTGTACTCAGTTTGAACCAAGAGTTAATAATGTTGGTGTTGTTGTATTCGCTAATCCAGATGATAATAATTTTAACGTGACAGTTAACTTTGATATTGTTGGATTGGAGACACCTCCACAATCTTTTACCTTTATATTAGAACCAACGAGATAATATGCCCTTTACACAGTTTACAAGTTTAGACTTTGAGCAAATCAAAGTACAAATAAAAGATTTTTTACGTTCAAACTCAAATTTTACTGATTTTGATTTTGAAGGCTCTAATTTTTCTGTAATTATTGACACTTTAGCATATAACACATATATTAATGCGTTTAACGCAAACTTATTAGCAAATGAATCATTTTTAGACTCTGCAACTATTCGAGAGAAT